GAGTGCTTTGACTGGTGATGCACGAAAGATTGAATCTCAAAAAGAGTACAAAAAGCAACTGGTCACGGAGCCGAGAACTCCTGCCTATGGCGGAGGAACGCCGGAGCAAACTCCGAGTCTTCCCCAAGTTGACGAACAAGCTGAAGATTGGGCGACTAAGAATGAATGGTTTGGAAAAAATAGAGCCATGACATTTACAGCGTTCGAAATTCATAAAGATCTAGTGGAAAAAGAAGGTTTCGATCCTAAATCAAATGAATATTATGCTGAAATTGACAAACGAATACGTGTTGACTTCCCGCAGAAATTTGATACAAAGGATAAAGATACGACCAAACCCGTTACTCAGACGGTTGCTTCGGTGAGACGAGGCGTTAAACCTGGTCGCAAAAATGTGAAACTCACATCATCACAAGTGCAAATTGCACGAAAATTAGGTGTGCCACTCGAAGAATATGCGAAACAATTATTAAACGTGAAGGAGGCATAAGCATATGACAGACACAAAAACTTCTCGCGCGAGTCAAACTAGGTCCAAGACTGAGAGACCAAAGGTTTGGACTCCACCATCATCTTTAGATGCGCCCAAAGCCCCAGCGGGTTATAGGCATAGATGGATAAGGGTAGAAACAATGGGTTTTGACGATACCAAAAATGTACAAGGTAAACTCAGAACCGGCTGGTCGTTAGTTCGAGCAGATACATATCCTGGATCCGACTATCCTACAATTACGGAGGGAAAGTATAAGGGAATGATCGGAGTTGGTGGCCTTGTGTTGGCAAGGATACCGGAAGAGATCGCCAAATCTCGTGACGAATATTTCGCACAACAAACACGAGAGGCGAACGAAGCATTAGAGTACGATCTTGGTAAGGAGCAACATAAGAGTATGCCTATCCAACAGGACAGGCAATCTCGCGTAACCTTCGGTGGTACAAAAAAAGAATAATTCTTTTAGGGGCAATCCCACCATCGATTTAAATTAACCGTCTATAGGTAAAACTATGGACAAGGAGTAATAAAATATGGCAAACCAAGACGCGGCGTTTGGCTTTAGACAAGTCGGCGGATTAGGTAGTAGACCAACTTCTGAAGGTACATCTAAATACGTCATCCAAAGTGGCACCACTGGTGCTATTTATGCAGGTGATGTAGTAACATTAGGTAACGGCACTACAATTAGTGAAGGCGGAGGCGTTATAGCTCAAGGCTATGTTGGCTCATCTGAAACTGATGCTGTTCTTAATGTTGGTATCTTTAACGGTTGTTTTTACGACGATCCAACAACTGCTAAACCAACGTTTAAAAACTACTGGCCAGGAGATGTCACAGTGACAAATCCTTCGGCTGGAGCAACAGCGTTTGTGTATGATAATCCAGATGATTTGTTTGAAGCTCAATCTTCAGGCACGTTGACTCAAGCTATAGTTGGTCGAGGAATCGACATGGGCTATACGGCGGGTTCAACAGTCAATGGAAGATCTAAAGAGGAGCTTACTGCCACTGCATCAGCAGATGGGACATTCGTTCCGATAAGAATATCGGGCGACCCTGCTAACAGTGATACTGGTAATGCAAACTCTAATTGGATTGTAAAATTCAATAAACATGTTTATTACGACTATTCCGCACAATAAGGAGATAAATTATGGCTATTTCGCGACAACAACTCGTCAAAGAACTAGAACCAGGTTTAAATGCCTTGTTCGGTTTAGAGTATAAACAATACGCAGACGAAACTAAAAATATCTTTACCACAGAGTCTTCTGACAGAGCTTTCGAAGAGGAAGTAATGTTATCAGGATTCGGTGAAGCGGCTGTAAAACCTGAAGGTCAAGGGGTAGCTTTTGACACAGCTCAGGAAACTTACACTGCAAGATATACTATGGAAACCATCGCATTGGCTTTTGCGATAACAGAAGAAGCTATCGAAGATAATCTCTACGATAGACTGGCATCTCGTTATACAAAGGCTTTGGCAAGATCTATGGCGACTACTAAGAATACGAAAGGTGCTACTATATTAAATAACGGCTTTACATCAGGAACATTTGGTGACGGTCAATATTTACTTGTTAGTACACACCCAACGTTATCTGGTAATCAAACTAACATCTTGTCGACTGCTTCGGACCTTAATGAAACATCACTAGAGCAAGCTTTAATTGATATCGCTGCTACTAAGGATGAAAGAGGTTTGAAAGTTGCAGCAAAAGCAAGGAAGTTAATACTTCCTTCTGCGCTTCAATTTACTGCTGAAAGATTGTTAAAATCTCAAGGTAGAGTAGGTACTGCAGATAATGACATAAATGCTATCAAGCACATGAATAGTGTGCCTGAAGGGTACTTTATCAATCACTATTTAACAGACACTGATGCATGGTTCTTAATCACGGATGTTCCTAACGGACTTAAACACTTCGATAGAGCACCGCTTAAGACTTCCATGGAAGGTGACTTCGACACTGGTAACGTAAGATACAAAGCTAGAGAAAGATACGCTTTTGGCGCATCTGACTGGCGTGGTATTTTCGGAACACCAGGCGCATAGTAACAAACTTAGAGATGAGGCGGCCTTAAAATCGCCTCATTTCGTTTATAAAGTAAGAAATTAACAATGAAAAACTTCCGAATACAAATCCGTTACAATGGCTATTATGCTGATTTAGTTGCTAAGACTGAAGATAGTATAGAAGGTATTGAAAAAGTAATCCTTGACAAGCTAGGAAAAAATGAGGTAAACTTTGAGTATGATGGATTTACCAGTAAAACTGGTAAATGGATAACCTATGAGGAGGTTACAAATGATCCAGGACCTATACACTACGAAAAGATCCTTGGAGCTAGAGTGGCAACAGGAGTATCTGAAGTCGGGCCGACATAACGTTAAGATGATTGAAATTAATAAAAAAATACAAGATGTTATTAAAGCAATCATTGCTCGAGAGTTTGAAGAAGATACTCGTTTACTCAAGATTAAAGACGCGGCTCCTGAGGCATCAATAGCCGGTTAAGGCTATTTCATAAAAATCAATTTTTCACTACAGGATACCTTGCACTCTTTGCAAAAAAGAGCTATATCTTATTTACTATACAATTATTAAACGAATGTAGACGAGTATAGTCGACGGCCTAGAGACTACATTCACTAAACTAGGAGGATAATATGGCATCAACATTGTTTAGAGGACCCGTATTGGTGGGTAAGAAAAACGAAGCAGGAGTATCTGGATATAATATCACGCAAAAAGATTCCAGTTACACAGTCGTTATTTCTACTGATTCTGGAAAAACCTTTATATCAAAAACTAAGGATGTAGTGTTTACACTACCGGCAATTGCGATCGGTAATACATATACATTCATAAACACAGGGGCAGATGGTCAAAATAATTTGACTATTAGTCCAAATTCAAGCGATGGTATTTTGTACCTGGGATCTTTAACAGATGACAAAGATGTGATTAATACTCAAAGCACATCTAAAGTCGGAGACTTTGTTAAGATCGCGTCTTTAAATTCAACTGTTTTTTGGACAGTTGTCGAAGCTCAAGGTGTTTGGGCAAAAGAATCGTAAGATAAAATAAAGTGAGCTCCTTCGGGAGCTCACAATTAAGGAGATAAAAATATGGGATATCCAGTAGACGTAAAAACAACAAATTTAACTGCTGATGGAGCTATATTCGCAGGACCATGTAGAATTTTAGGATTTTATTATGTTTCTGATACTACCGCTGGTAGTATTGTAATTAAAGATGGTGGGGCATCAGGAACTACTGTTGCAACATTTCAAACTCCGCTTGGAGCTAATTCTGCAGGCAATGAATGGGCAACGCAGGTTTTTATACCAGGCAATGGTCTTTATTGTCGAACAAGCGGTTATGCGGATTTAACAGGCGTAGATAAAGTTACATTCTTTTACGGTTAGGAGGCTAAATGGCGACATCTTCAACAGTTGCATTTAACCCTTCAGTTTCTCAATGTATTGAAGAGGCTTATGAAAGATGCAATGTACAATTGACATCTGGACTGAGCTTAAGAACTGCTCTCTTTTCTCTTAATATTTTATTAAGTGAATGGGGAAACAGAGGAATTCATTTTTGGGAAATAGCAAATACAAGTCTTTATTTAACCGAATCACAACGTGTTTATGATATTTATTGGGATTCAACTATACGAAATTCTGTCACCACAAATCCTTCCACAACTGATGGATCTTCTTCTTACGTTTATAACGCCACAGATATTTTAATGGCTGCTTATCGCAGCGGAACTGACACGAGTCAGACCGATGTTAATTTAACTAAAATTGATCGATCTACTTATGCAGCTTTATCTAATAAAAATGCAGAAGGACAACCTTCTCAATTTTGGGTTCAAAGATTTCGAGACAAAACAACAGTCACTCTTTACATAACTCCTGGTAGTGCACAGGCGGGTAAGTATCTTAATATTTATTATGTAAAAAGAATTTTCGACGCAGGCATTGCACATCCTGATTCACAAGCATCTGATACAGCTTATTCTAATACTGCAGATGTTCCTTACAGATTTTTCCCTCCTTTAATTTCGGGTTTAGCTTTTTATTTAAGTCAAAAACTTAACCCAGCTAAAACACAAGAACTTAAATTATTATACGAAGATGAGTTAGCTAGAGCTTTAGCTGAAGATGGTTCGGCATCTAGTGCTTTTATAACTCCTCAATCTTATTACCCATCGGTGACTTAATGACAGCAAGATTTTCTCAAGGAAAATATTCACAGGCAATTTCTGATCGAAGTGGTCAGGCTTTTCCTTATCGAGAAATGGTTAAGGAATGGACAGGAGCCTGGGTTCATATTTCTGAATACGAACCGAAGTCTCCTCAATTAACTGTAAAAGTTACAGGGGGAGATCCACAAGCTTTACAACATCCACGAAGTGCACGAACAGAAAATGCAGTGGCACGATTATTACCGCAGAATCCGTTCACAACTTATGCAGCAGCATCGAGTGTTATTAATGTTTATTATCCAAGTCATGGATTAACTAATGGAAGTACTTATAGATTTAGGGGATCCCCCGCTGCTTCAGGATATGCCGACCCAGCTACCTTTGATGGAATTGCTGGTTCTAATATTGCAAAAGCTGCAGGCTATGCTATTACTACAGGTAAATATGTGAGTGGCGCTCGAGACACTGATTATACGACTGATTGGTTTTATTTTACAGTGGATACGAGTACAGCTACCACAGGAAATGTAACAGGAGGAGGCTTTCCGGTTTCAGTAGGACCGGTAACTTTATCAGCATAATGGCACAATTTACATACGCAACATTAACAACCGCTATTTTAAATTTCACTGAAACAGACACAACTGTTTTAAGTTCCACGATCACTGATCAATTAATCGGGAACGCTGAAGAAAGAATCTTTAGAGATATTAATATTGACGCTAATAAATTTTATTTTCAAGCCACCGTTAATAGTGGACAAGGAACCTACAATGCTCCTTCAGGATGTTTGATTATTCGAGCTCTTAAAATGACCGATACTTCAAACAACATGTGGTATTTACAAAAAGTCGATCAAACAATGCTGGATGAATATACCCAGGATGAAACGAATAATACAGGAAAGCCTAGATATTGGGCTAATTATGATGGTGGAGATGGCTCGAGTTCAGGATATTATAAGATAGCTCCTTCTCCAGATGCGGCTTATACGATTGAAGTAGAATATTTAAAAATGCCTACGGGACTTAGTGGAGCGAATACAACTACCTATCTTAGTCAAAGGTTTGGAAATGGGCTTTTATATGCCTGTATTGTTGAGGCTTATGGATATTTAAAAGGCCCAATGGATATGTTGACATACTATGAAAATCGATATAAACAGGAAGTAGATAAATTCGGTCTTGAACAAATTGGAAGACGAAGAAGAGGAGACTATACTAGCGGAACAATTAGAATTCCACTTAATACTCCATCAACAACCGATTCGGGTTTAACTAAATAAGGAGATCTTATGGCAGTCACAACAGCAGTATGTAACAGTTTTAAAACGGAACTTTTAAAAGGAGAACATGATTTCGCTGTCAGTCAGGATAAATTTAAAATTGCACTGTATCTTACAGGTGCAACAATAAATAAGTCGACTACTTCTTATGGCACAACTAATGAATCTTCTGGCACGAATTATACGGCTGCTGGAAAACTTTTAGCGATTGCCAATCAATTAGTCACTTTGGAAACTGACACAGCATGTGTTGATTTTGGAGATGTTTCCTGGCAAACAGCAACTATTACAGCTAAGGGAGCTGTTATTTATAACACTTCTAGTTCTACAACTCGAAAAGCTGTTTGCGTTTTAAATTTCGGCGGGAATAAAACTTCTACAGCCGGCACATTCACAGTTCAATTCCCTGCAGTTACAGACACTCAAGCTATCTTAAGAATAGCCTAGGAGGTAATCTCCCATGGCTAATAGCTGGAATGAATCCGGAACTTCGTGGGGCTACGGTCTCTGGGGTCAACAATCTAATACTACAGTCACACTTACAGGCATAGGACTTACATCCTCTATTACAGCTCCTGATGCATATAATGAATCAGGATGGGGTAGATACTTTTGGGGTGAAAGAAGTTGGGGCGTCCGT